CTATACAGGCACAAAATAGCCGTCAATATGCTCTTTGTCAAGCCCCTCGCCAATGACGATAAACACCGCCTGACCTCGCTCTATAGGCTTAACAGTGATGTTCTTGTGGGTGGCGTTAAGCTCAAGCCACTTGCCCTCAGCGTTTTGCATAAAGCCTTTTACACGGAATATCCTTCCGCACTTGCTGTCGCTCATAAGCCTGCTCACAGCATCTTCCATAGCATTGTCAGGAAGCTTCATATTCATAAAATACAAAGAGGTATAAGCTTTATCTTGGTCGAACCACAGCTTTTCGTGGGAATCCGGCTCATAGCCACTGTTGGCTATCCTTTCCATATCCTCATCTGTAAGCTCCGACCAGTCTTTCATTATTATCTCAGGCTTAGTCATTCTGTGGCAATGGAACTTTTTCTGCACGGCTTCAAGGTGTTTTAGAGTATCCTCAAGCTCCTGCTTTGTGGCTTCCTGACATCTGCTCATGAGAACTATGCCTGCTTCCGAAAGCTGAGAAGCAAGAAGATAATCAGAAGCTTCCGACAAGTTGGTATCAAGGCAGGCGTCTGCAATAGTTATAACGCTTCCTATCTCATACCAATTATCAAGAGGTTCTTCTCTGAGCACGTCAAAGAACTCGTCAGCTTCATAAATGCCTGACGGCTCCACAATGACCCTGTCAAGACCACGCATACCCATAGCAATAAGCTTAGTCTTAAAACGCCGTCTGTGGCAATCCTTATCAGCCGCCGAGACCATTTCAAGGTCGCAATTCTCGTCCAAAAGCTCCTGCAAAAGAAGCATATCCACATTCACTGCACCGAAATCATTCTCCAACACGCCAATTTTACAGCCCTTATCCAAAAGATAACGGGCATATTTTTTTATAAAAGTGGTCTTCCCTGCTCCGAGAAACCCCGTCACAAGGTCTACCTTGGTTTTCTTTTTCTCTGTGTTCATAGTTAATGCCTCCTAATGGTCATATTATACCATATCGGCAAGGCTTTTGCAATGAGAGAAATAAAAAAACACGCCTTACACTAAGTAAAACGTGTTTTGCACGGGGACTCCCCCTACATTGTAAAGTTGACAACAAAGCTTGGCAACAAAAAACGCACCCTGCAAACTCGCAAAGTGCGTAAATACGCTGGTGCGCCAGAAGGGACTCGAACCCCCGACCTACTGGTTCGTAGCCAGTCACTCTATCCAGCTGAGCTACTGGCGCATTCAACTCTAATATTATATCATATGCAAGCCCCTTTGTCAATGAGTTAATGGAATTTCTCTGCTTATTTTACAGAATGTTCACATCGTTTCTTGTAGCTTCACACCTTTATCATCCCTTTAAATGCCATTGTTTTTCACACTTTTTGTCAATCAAGTGTTTGTAATCATTTGTAATACTTTTTCGGCAAACTGCTCTGTTTTTAACCGGAATTTTTGTAGATTATTTATCATTCTATGCCCTTGACTTATATTCTGATTGTGGTATAATAGTAAATGTTCAATATTGTGTTGTGATAAAAGAAGCCAACCACAATATATAGTGGTTGAGCAAGATAGAATGAAAGGAAGAGTATAGGTGAAGATAATAAAAAGAAGCGGCGCTGAGAATACGTTCGATAAGGAAAAGATAGAAAATGCCGTTGCGAAAGCTAATATCACTGTTGAGGAAAAGGATAGGCTCTCTGAGGGAGAAATAGGAGAGATAGCACAGAATATAGAGGACAAATGCTCTGAAATGAATAGAGCTATGGACGTTGAAACTATCCAGGACTGGGTGGAAGCCGATATCATGCGCCACGGCAAATATACAGTGGCAAAGCATTATATCACCTACCGCTATGAGCGTTCTATCGTCAGACAGGCTAATACTACTGACAAGCAGATACTTTCTCTTCTTAACTTCGAGAACGAGGAAGTCAAGCAGGAAAATTCCAATAAGAACCCTACTGTCAATTCAGTCCAGAGGGATTATATGGCAGGTGAAGTGAGCAAGGATATCACAAGAAGATTTTTGCTTCCTGACGATATAGTTGAAGCTCACGAAAAAGGTCTGATACATTTCCACGACGCCGATTATTTCGCTCAGCATATGCACAACTGCTGTCTTGTAAATCTTGAGGATATGCTCCAGAACGGCACTGTCATAAGCGAGGTCATGATAGAAAAGCCACACAGCTTCTCTACAGCCTGCAATATCGCTACACAATCTATCGCTCAGATAGCTTCTTCACAGTATGGCGGACAGAGTATCACACTTTCCCACCTTGCTCCGTTCGTTCAGATATCCCGTGATAAATACCGCCGTGAGGTAAAAAAAGAGTTCGCAGAGCTTAATATCCCTGCCGACGAGGATACTATAAATAAGGTAGCCGAAATGAGAGTAAAGGCTGAGATAGTTCAGGGCGTTCAGATGATACAGTATCAGGTCATCACTCTTATGACAACAAACGGTCAAGCACCTTTCGTTACTGTTTTCATGTACCTTGACGAGGTGCCGGAGGGGCAGACAAGAGATGACCTTGCGGCTATCATAGAGGAAATGCTCAGACAGCGTATCCAAGGTGTAAAGAACGAAAAGGGTGTCTATATAACACCTGCGTTCCCTAAGCTAATATATGTCCTTGAAGAGGACAACATAAGAGAAGGCTCAAAATATTGGGAGCTTACAAAGCTTGCTGCAAAGTGTACCGCAAAGAGAATGGTTCCTGACTATATAAGCGAAAAGAAAATGAAGGAGCTTAAGGTAGACAAGAACGGCAATGGTCAGTGCTACCCTTGCATGGGCTGCAGAAGCTTCCTTACAACATATCTTGACGAAAACGGCAAGCCTAAATATTACGGCAGATTCAATCAGGGCGTTGTTACAATAAACCTTGTGGACGTTGCCTGCTCGTCATATAAGGATATGGATAAGTTCTGGAAGATATTTGATGAAAGACTTGAGCTTTGCAGACGTGCGCTTATGCTCCGTCACGAGAGACTTAAAGGCACTCCGTCAGACGTTGCGCCTATTCTTTGGCAGAACGGTGCATTGGCAAGGCTTAAAAAGGGCGAAACTATCGACAAGCTCCTGTTCGGCGGATATTCCACCATATCACTTGGCTATGCAGGTCTTTGCGAATGCGTAAGATACATGACGGGCAAGTCACACACAGACCCTTCAGCAACTCCTTTTGCACTTGAAGTTATGCAGCACCTTAATGACGCCTGCGCAAAGTGGAGAGCAGAAACAAACATAGATTTCAGCCTTTACGGCACGCCATTGGAGTCCACAACATACAAATTTGCAAGATGTTTGCAGAAGCGTTTCGGTGTTATCGAGGGTGTAACAGACAGAAACTACATCACAAACAGCTATCATATCCATGTTACCGAGAACATCGACGCATTTGACAAGCTCACCTTTGAGTCACAGTTCCAGGCTCTCTCACCAGGAGGAGCTATCAGCTATGTGGAAGTGCCGAATATGCAGAACAACATAGAGGCGGTCCTTGCAGTTATGCAGCATATTTACGACAACATCATGTATGCAGAGCTTAACACAAAGAGCGACTACTGTCAGAAGTGCGGTTTTGACGGTGAGATAAAGATAGTAGAAGATGACGGCAAGCTTGTATGGGAGTGTCCGAACTGCGGCAACAGAGATCAGAACACTCTGAACGTTGCAAGGCGCACCTGTGGCTACATCGGCACGCAGTTCTGGAATCAGGGCAGGACTCAAGAGATAAAGGAGAGAGTTTTGCATTTGTGATTTTTAGGAAAACCCAAAAATTTTTTTGAGCGATTTTCAAAAAAAGTGAACATTATAGCCGTTAAAACTCAAAAGTTCAAAAATCAAAACTCGTCAAAAAAATGAACATTATAGCAAGGAAAACTCAAAAACTCAAAACTGCAAAATCCGAAAATAATGAACATTATTATTGACATAAAACAGCAAACAGCATATAACTATCGGGGCAATACAAAATCGTATTGCCCTGCGTTGTATGTATGAAAGGAGCGGAAAATGAATTATTGTGAGATAAAGAAAACCGATATCGCCAATGGCTCAGGAGTGAGGGTCACGCTGTTCGTATCAGGCTGCAGACACCACTGCAAGGGCTGTTTTCAGCCTGACACTTGGAACTTTGACTACGGCAAGCCTTTCACAGATACCACCGCAGACGAGATAATTAACGCCCTCTCAAAGGGCTATATAAAAGGACTTACGCTCCTTGGCGGCGAGCCTATGGAGCCTGAGAACCAGCCTGAGCTTACAAAACTCCTCCGCCGTGTGAAAACAGAACTTCCCGACAAGGACGTGTGGTGCTACACAGGCTGTACCCTTGAAACTGACCTGCTTGCAGGCTCAAAGTCCCCATACAGAACACAGTACACAGACGAAATGCTGAGCCTTATCGACTACCTCGTTGACGGCGAATTTGTTCTCGAAAAGAAAAACATCTCACTGAAATTCAGAGGATCTGAAAATCAGAGGATACTTCATAAAAAAGACGGCATTTGGCTGCCTTGCGAAGATATGTAAAACAAAACCGCTCCCCATGACATCACGAAGAGCGGTTATTTTTATTGCGTAGGTGCAACCTAAGGTCGTCCGCCTTGAAACTTTTATAAGATAACTCTACAGCCTTACTTTTCAGACTTTGTAAAGAATATCGCCTTTATAAGCTGGATAACGAGCATAGAGCCAAAGCTTAGAATGTATATCCATGCAAACTGCATACCTGTCATGTCTGCTATCTTGAAAAGTCCCTTGAGTTGTGGAACGAGCAGAACGGAGTTTAAAAATACCATTCCAAGGCCGAACGCCATAAGACCGAACTTGTTGTTGAAAAAGTCCTTTGAGAAAATAACAGGACCTTTTTTCTTGCACGAGAAGCCGTGGAACAACCTTGCGGAGCAAAGCACTGCGAATGCCATCGTCATACCAAGAGCTGCGCTTGTCTTGTTTCCCATAAGGAAAGCCGAAGCTACCGCTATCGCTATAACTACGCCATACAATGCTATCTCGCCCAGGAAAGGACGTGTGAGTATAGATTCATTTGCGTTTCTTGGCTTGCGTTTCATGACCTCTTCGGAGTGAGGTTCAAGACCCAAACCGATAGCAGGAAGCGAGTCTGTAAGCAGATTAATAAACAGCAAATGTATTGCCGCAAACGGAACAGGAAGTCCAAGCAGTGAGTTGAAAAGCACCACAAGAATTGCCGCAAAGTTGCCCGAAAGCAGGAAGAGTATAGCCTTTTTAATGTTCTCGTAAATGTTTCTTCCGTTTCTTATGGCCTTGACTATAGTTGCGAAGTTATCGTCTGCAAGCACCATTGAGGCAGCGTCCTTTGAAACCTCAGTTCCTGTGATGCCCATTGCAACGCCCACATCAGCCTGCTTTAACGCAGGTGCGTCGTTCACACCGTCGCCTGTCATGGAAACTATACAGCCGTTTGCCTGCCAAGCCTTTACGATCCTTATTTTATGCTCAGGTGTAACACGAGCGTAAACAGCCTTGTCCTTTACAAAGTCAACAAGCTCTTCGTCTGAATAAGCGTCAAGCTCGTGACCCTCAACAGCCTTTGAGTTGTCGTCAAGAATACCTATCTCACGGGCAATAGCCGAAGCCGTAACGATATGGTCGCCTGTTATCATGACTGGCTTTATGCCTGCCTTGCGGCATTCCGCAACAGCCGCCTTTGATTCCTCTCTCGGAGGATCCATCATAGCAATAAGACCGACAAACTCCAATCCGTCCTCGTCCTCTGGACATACGGTATCCTTGTCGAATTTTTTCTCTGCAAATGCAAGTATACGCAGACCTTTTTCCGAAAGCTCTGCCACACGCTGGGTTATAACAGCCTTTTCCTCGTCGCTTGAAGTTATCCTGTTTATAAGAACGTCAGCCGCACCCTTTACATATAGCACCTTTTCGCCGTCGATAACGTGCAGAGTTGACATAAGCTTTCTGTCTGAATCGAATGGTATCTCAGAAATTCTAGGGAGATCTTCCCTCACCTTGTCAGTGTCGATGCCAAGCTTTGTGCCAAAATTGATAAGAGCCGTTTCTGTAGGGTCGCCTATTTCAACGCCGTCCTTACAGCTTGAATCGTTGCAAAGGATCATGGCTCTTGTCATAGTCTTGACTTTTTCATCGTCAAGATCAACAGCGTCAGTGTCGATTATCCTGCCGTCTACCATTATTTTTCTGACTGTCATCTTGTTCTGAGTAAGAGTACCGGTCTTGTCAGAGCATATTACAGAAACGCTGCCCAAGCCCTCAACAGCTTGAAGCTTTCTTATGATAGCGTTTTCCTTTGACATTTTCTGTGTGCCGAAAGAAAGCACAATAGTAACGATAGAGCTGAGAGCCTCAGGAATAGCCGCAACAGCAAGTGCGATAGCGAACATGAACGAATCCATAAGCTGGCCGCCACGAAGCATACTAAGTCCGAACACTACTGCACAGACAATAAGTATAGCAATGGAAAGCTTCTTGCCGAACTCGTCAAGCGTGTTCTGGAGAGGCGTTTTTCTCTCTGATGCGTTTTGGATAAGCGAAGCTATCTTGCCCACCTCAGTGTCCATACCAACCTCAGTGACAAGCATTTTTCCTCTGCCGTATGTGACAAAAGAGCCTGAATAAACCATGTTAGCACGCTCAGCAAGAGGCTTTTCGCCCTCTATATCGCTCATATCCTTGTCGATATTAACGCTCTCGCCTGTGAGTGCAGACTCGTTCACCTGAACAGACGCACATTCTATCAGCCTGCCGTCTGCACATATCTGGTCGCCTGCTTCGATAAGAAGAATATCGCCCACTGCGATCTCCTCAGATGGGATAATGACCTTTTCGCCGTTACGAAGCGCCTTAGCTGTTGGTGCAGAAAGCTTTTTAAGGTTCGTCAGTGACTTTTCAGCCTTGACGGTCTGAACTGTACCCAAAATAGCGTTCATTGTGATAACAACGAGAATTACTGCACAGCTCTCAACGTCTTTCATGAAAGCTGAAACTATCGCAGCAATAATGAGTATAAGCACAAGAAAGTCCTTATACTGCTCTAAAAAAATAACGGGAATGGACTTTTTCTTGCCCTCCGTGATAACATTTCGTCCGAACTTTTCGCAGTTTTTCACTGCCTGCTCGGTTGAAAGACCATTTTCACCTGATGAAAACTCAGTGTAAAGCTGGTCAAGTTTTTTTTGATACTGCTTCATAAAATACCACCTTTTTTATTTTTTCCTGTAAACATTGCCGATATACCCTTCAAAGCCTCCTTTTCTCATAGGCTCAGAAAAATAAACGCATAAAAAATCGGCAAGACGTTTATTGGGTAAACTGCGCCTGTGGCAATTTAATCAATAAAAGTCTCGCCGTTTAGATATGCAGCGGTCCCTCATCGGAACGTATTGACGCAAACATAAACGGATCTCTCCGCCAGCTACTCTCTTTTACTATGAGGTTATTATAACCTATATTTTTGATTTTGTCAATAGTTTTTTTATATATTTTATTGCAAAATTGCAACAGCAAACAGTATAAAAAATCCACTTTTATCTTCTGACATTTGTTCAAAAACACCATTGGACAAATCAAAAGTTATATGATATAATCATATTAACAATGAGCAGCGACAGCGTAAGTCCGATTGTATTCGGACTTGTGCTGTTTTTTTATGCGCAAAAAACGGGAGGTAATGAAATATGAGCGAAGAAGCTCTGAAAGAAAACAAGATGGGCGTTATGCCCATGCCGAAACTCATGCTGAGCATGGGTCTGCCTATGATAATTTCAATGATAGTTCAGGCTTTTTACAATATCGTTGACAGCTATTTCGTAAGCAGGATAACAGATGATACAGTTGAGCACATGGGCGAATATGCCGTAAACGCCCTCACCCTTGCATACCCTGTCCAGCTTTTGATAATCGCTGTAGGCGTAGGCACAGGCGTTGGAATAAATGCCTTGCTCTCCAGAAGCCTTGGAGAAAAGAATTTTGAGCGTGCAGGCAAAATAGCAGGCAACGCCATTTTCATAGGTCTTTGCACCTACATCGTGTTCATGCTGTTCGGATTTTTCGGCACTGACGCATTTTTGAAAACACAGGCCCATGATAGTCTTGCTCTAAAGCTCGGGGGCGAATATCTAGGCATATGCTGTGTGTTGTCATTCGGTGCAGTAGGTTCAATGATATTTGAAAAGCTTTTGCAGGCGACAGGCAAAACTATCCATTCCACCATTGCTCAGCTTGTAGGCGCAATAGCCAACATCGTCCTTGACCCTGTTTTGATTTTCGGGCTTGGCCCTTTCCCAGAGCTTGGAGTAAAAGGTGCCGCATATGCCACTGTCATCGGTCAGGTACTCACAATGGTCATAGGCGGCGTGCTTCATTTTGTGTGCAACAAAGAGATACCAAGCGGCATGAGGTATTTTATACCCCAGCGCAAAATGATAACAAACATTTATAGAATAGGCGTTCCTGCCATAATAATACAGGCTCTTATGTCCGTCATGACCTACGGTCTTAATGTCATACTCAACAGGATAGGTCAATCCGCCGTAACAGCCTATGGTATCTATTATAAAATACAGCAGTTCGTATTCTTTGCGTCATTCGGCATGAACAATACTATCATTCCGGTTGTATCATACAACTACGGCAAAGGGGACAAAACAAGAGTTCGTTCAGGCATAAAATACGGTATGCTCTACACGTTGGGACTCATGCTCCTTGGCATTATAGGCTTGCAGCTTTTTGCTTCTCAGATATGCCATGTATTCTCACTGTCAGCAGATACGGAGATATTCGCCACCTACGCCATAAGGATAATCACTTTAGGCTATCTTTTTGCAGGTGCAAACATAGCCTATCAGGGAATTTTTCAGGCGCTCGACCATGGCATAGCTTCCCTTGTGCTTTCCCTTATCAGACTTTTAGTTATCCCTCTCCCCGCGGCTTATCTTCTCACCCTTACCTCCTCAGCAGGCAAGATAGTATGGGCAGCCGTTCCGTTCGGCGAGCTTGTAGGCACTGTCGCCGCCATTGTGATAATGGGCAGGATAAAACGTGAGATAAAGCTCAAAGACTAAAACACTGCCCTTGATTATTATTCCAAAAGGTGATATAATAGCATTGGTGATAATAATGAAAAGGAAAATACTTGTAGGTCTGCTTACCGCCGTTATCTTTTTGGCTTGCGCCCTTGTGATAAATATAACCCCAAAGGTGGAGAAAGGTTCAGTTGTGCTGACCTGTGACGGAAGCAAATATGAGCTTCCCGGCACTGAAAAGACACGATACTGCAACGGCAAGAGCGAGAGCCTTTCCGCTGAAGAGAGCTTTGAAGATCTGCTCTCCTCTGTACCGTCATTTAATGTAAAGGCAGATGTAGATAAGGACGGCAATGTTACCCTTAAAACCCCTATGTCCGTAGAAGTCACAGGGGACAGGCTCGGTGACGTGCTTTACACTGTCTACAGCTATGACGGAAAGGTGCTTGCCAAGGAGTCCAAAAAGCTGGATCTTCCAAAAGAGGATATTGACGGCTGTCTTGTGAAAATAAAAATTACATGGGGCAAGAAAGACACAAGCTATCTTGAAGAAGATTACTGGTTTGCTGCAATGTACAATACCGAGAGATAAACATAACATCAAAATGTAGGGGCGACCTCTGGTCGCTCACTTTCTTTCTGTAAACTTTCAGACAACAAAACGTCGGACGAATTTGAAAACGTCCGACGTTTTGTTTTTTAACATATCTGAAATCCTATTATGCCCACCATACAAATAACGCTGCCGATAAATCTCAGCTTTGTGATAGGCTCTTTTCTTATGAGCGCTATAACAAACAGCGAACACAGTATCATAGGCTGGATAAATGACGCACTCGCAAGGCTCACCGCAATAACAGCGTTCTCCGCAAGCAGACCTGCCACATTCGGTATCTTTGTAAGCACAACCACCCATGCGCCCTTTTGATTTTTCTTGAATATCTCCAAAGGCTTCGCCCTTGGCAGAAGTATGATAGCCATAAGTATAAGCGCAAAGAACAGCGCCATGGTCGAGGATATGTAATTCTCCGACGCTCTTACAACTATGCCGTAGCCGTATCTTGCCAAAAGATAGAACACCAAAGGAACAACTATCCTGCGGTAATTTATATTTCCGCTGTCCGTTCTGCCTGATTTTGCGATAAAAACAAGTCCTGCAACAGTAAGCACGATAAAAAGGAACTTGAAAATGCTCGGCTTTTCACCAAGGAAAATATCCGTTGCATAGGACATGAAAAGGGTGATACCAAGCCAAGCCTTAAGCTCAAAGGCTGATATTTCATCAAGGATAATAGCCGAAAGCTTAAATTCAAGGATCTTCGACAAGCACAGCAGACCTATCGCCGCAAATGACTGCCAGCTAAGCGTAATAGTCCTGTCGAGGAAAGGCAGACAGCAAGCCATGAAAACAGCCGTTGCCGCCGCCATTAAGAATCCAAGCTCATCGCCGTTGAATTTTGCCGTTGAAACAGCGTACTTGTCACTAAGTGAACATATCGTGTAGCATACAACTACAAGTATAAGCAAAAACATTATTTTTCTTCTTCCTTACTCTATGATTTTCTAAGATCTGTATGCTGTGAAACATACAAAATAACGGGCGACCCAAGGTCGCCCCTACGCAAAGCCGATTTATCAGTTCTTTTTATTTTTCACAAGCCATACTACCGCCAAAATACCAAGTATCACCGAGAACAGAGTAGCAATGGCTAGACATATCCAGCTTGCATACTGACTTTGTATAAATTCGTTCTGCGATTGGCTTCCTATAAGGGTATCTACCCCCGATTGCGAGCCTAACGCTGAGAACAGTATTATAAACGCCATTCTCACATTCATTACGCAGGCTATAACGCTGTAAATATGCACTATACCCTGAAAAAGGCACACTCCGCAGTCGTCCTTTACATAGCTTTTCACTCCAAGCACCGCACATACCACCGACACTGCCGTGTAGATAATGAACGCCGCAAAAAGCACTATCGTTGGCACCTTTGCCCCCTCGGTTTTCACTATCATGCTCATAAGCCCAGCCATACACCCCATGAACACAGCCGCTGCCGCAAGCCCTGCAACAGACCATTTTCTGTATAAAAGCTCTGACTTTTTTATCTGCTCTTTCTTTATCTGCTTAGGCATTTTCTTCCTCCGCCTTCTTGCTTTCAAGCTCCTCTTCGGATATCTTGAAGCGTATCCTGTCTATTTTCTGCTCGTCCTCCATTTTCACTGTCATCTCAAAAGGCGGACAGCTTATAACTTCATTCTGCTCAGGAAGTCTGTCAAGCATATCCATTATCCAGCCACCGAGAGATGTCCTTTCGGTTTCGATAGTGTCCTCCGGCAGTCCTGTCCTGTCAAGAAAATCCGATACCGAAAGCTCCGCCGACGCTTCGTAAACACCGTCGCTTATTTTCACAAGAGAGGTATCCTCCTCGTCGCTTTCATCATAGATCTCGCCCACAAGCTCCTCTATGATATCCTCAAGGGTACAAATACCCTCCGTACCGCCATATTGGTCGAGCACCACCGCCATATGCACCTTTTTGCGCTGCATCTGCTTCAGGATCTCAGAGATCTTGCGGTTTTCGGTTATGTAAAGTGGCTTGTTCATTATAAGGCTTATGTCCGTCTTGCCCTTGAGATACATTTCAAAAAAGTCAGACTGGTGGATAAGTCCCACAATGTGGTCTAAGTCCTTGTCATACACGGGGAGCCTTGAAAACTTTGTCTGCACAAAGCGTTTTTTTATGCTCTCCATATCCTCATGAAGCTCAACACCCTCGATATTTACTCTCGGCACAAGTATCTCGCTTATGGTTATCTCGTCAAAATCAAGTGCCGAACGCACAAGCTCCGACTCCTGCTCTTCAAGTACGCCCTCGTCCTGAATCTCGTCTATGATATATTTAAGCTCTTCCTCAGTAACAGACGGCTCGCTGTTCTTGTTGCCCACAAGTTTTGAAACGCCGCTTTTTATGCCCATAAAGATAGCTGTTATAGGCGTGATGATGAACATGAATGCGGAAAGCGGAGCCGCCATAAGAATAGAAAACCGCTCAGAATTTTCCTTTGCAAGGCTCTTAGGCAAGATCTCACCAAAAATAAGCACAAGCACCGTCATGACTACAGTAGCCAGACCCACGCTTCCCTTGCCGAACTTCTCCGTAAAAAGCACCGTTGCAAGTGAAGATGAAGAAATGTTCACCACGTTGTTTCCAACAAGTATAGCAGTGAGTGCCTTGTCAAAATTATCGCATATGTTCATTGCCTTCTTTGCAGACTTGTTTCCGTCGTCTGCAAGTTTTTTAAGCCTTATCCTGTTGCATGAAGAAAACGCTGTCTCCGTTGCAGAACAAATAGCAGACAGCATAAGAAGCACAGCGATGATAACAACTTTCATAAAATAAAATTATCCTTTCAGGTCAGAATATAAATTTGCTGCCCTAGTTATAAAAATAGCACTAAAGGCAGTCATGAAAACTGACTACATATAGTTATCATAACATATTTTTTAACCAATTGCAACAGTATTGTTGAAAAAACGATGTAAAAGAGTTATAATATTCTTTGTGTTCATAATATTCATATGCACAAAAGGAGATAACAGAAATGGCAAAGAAAGATAAGGACATTTTCGACAAAATAATGGACTGGAAGATATTCGGCTGGTTCAGACCCTTTTACGTCAAAAACAAAGAAATGCTTTTGTATCTGTTTTTCGGCGTACTCACCACCGCAGTCAGCTTTGTGACCGCAGGCATCTCAAAAGTGCTTTTGGAGCAGGCAGGCATAGGCAAGGGCGGAGTTTCCACCACAAGCACCGTCATATCATGGATATGTGCAGTAACATTCGCATACATAACCAACAGGATATGGGTTTTCGAGTCTGAAGCAGAGGGCAAAAAGGCGATAATCTCAGAAGCGGCTTCATTTTACGGCGGAAGGATATTCACTCTTCTCGTAGAAATGTTCATGATGTGGCTCGGCTACTCACTTCTCAGCTTCAACTATTGGGTAACAAAGATAGTGGCAAACGTTGTTGTGCTGATACTTAACTATGTCATCAGCAAACTTGTGGTATTCAGAAAGAAATAAGCATACAAAAAAAGCTGTCAGATATCATTCTGACAGCTTTTTATTTTGCCCCAGTTGCCACGTTGCAACCGACTAATCTCTGTACATAAGCGTGACCGCCATGCCGTTTATCACGCCCACTACAACTCCGCACACAATGAAAAACACCTTGATAGGCAGGTCAAGCAGAAGCGAGATAAGCCCGAACACGATAACGAACGCCATTGCTCCGCCTATCTGCACAAGAAACTTTCTTTTCACAAGCACAGGAAAACGCTCAGCAAGCTTTGCGGTCTTGTTACCCTTGCGGTCAATTATCCTGTAAATAAGCTGAGTCAGTGCCATTGGTATTCCGATAAATAAAATTGCTGTTATAAGTTTGTCCATTTTAAATTCCTCCATTTTTCACTTAAATTATAGCTTTTTTGTATCAAAAAAGGCTGCCCAAGACGCAGTTCGTCCGTGGGCAGCCTCATTGCTGCATATAAAATTTCTTTTATCAACAATTAAAGAACTCTTACGCCAACAACGCCCTCGATAGACTTGAAAGCGTCAGCGTCAACGTCGCCTGTAACATCGAGCATTGTGTAAGCCCAGTCTTTCTTAGACTTGTTTACAAGGTTCTCGATATTTGCGCCCTTGTCAGATACAACAGATGTGATCTGTGCAATAAGTGCAGGAACGTTCTTGTGAAGCACGCAAACAAGGTGGTCGCCTGTTTTAGCAAGCTCTGCATTAGGGAAGTTTACAGAATTTTTGATAGTTCCCTTCTCGATATAGTCGATAAGCTCGTGAGCCGCCATTGTTGCACAGTTGTCCTCAGACTCAGGTGTGGAAGCGCCAAGGTGTGGAAGAACGATAACGTTCTCCTCGCCAAGAACAACATCATCTGCAAAGTCTGTTACATACTTTGCAACCTTGCCGTCCTTGATAGCCTTTACAACAGCCGCACTGTTGATAAGCTCGCCTCTTGCAAGGTTGATAAGACGAACACCGTCCTTCATCATTGCTATCTGAGCTTCGTCGATAGTGTTCTTTGTGTCAGGTGTATAAGGAACGTGGATAGTGATATAGTCACTGTTCTTGTAGATATCGTTGATATCAGCAGTTACCTTTACAGCAGGATCAAGCTGGATAGCTGCGTTTACTGAAAGGAACGGGTCATAGCCGATAACGTCCATGCCAAGCGCAACAGCTGCGTTTGCGATCTTTCCGCCGATAGCACCAAGACCGATTACGCCAAGAGTCTTGCCCAGTATCTCAGGACCTGCAAACTTAGACTTGCCGCCCTCAACAGTCTTTGGAGCGTCAGGAGTGCCCTTGAGTGATGCAGCCCATGCAGCAGCCTCTGTTATCTTTCTTGAAGCAAGAAGAAGTGCACAAATAGCAAGCTCCTTAACAGCATTTGAGTTTGCGCCAGGTGTGTTGAATACAACGATTCCCTGCTCTGCGCACTTCTCAACTGGAATATTGTTTACGCCAGCACCTGCTCTTGCAATAGCAAGCAGGCTCTCAGGCATTTCCATATCGTGCATCTTTGCTGAACGTACCATTATAGCAGTAGGATTTTCAGCATTGTCGCTTACTGTGTACTTAGCCTTGTCAAAAATATCAGTACCGCAGGTAGCGATCTTATTTAATGTCTTTATCTCATACATTGTAAATTACCCTCTCTTATAATAAGGTTACGCTTATGCGTTCTCAGCCTCGAACTTCTTCATGAACTCAACAAGCTTTTCAACGCCCTCGATAGGCATTGCGTTGTAGATAGAAGCTCTCATACCGCCAACAGTTCTGTGACCCTTGAGGTTTACAAAGCCTGCTGCTGTAGCCTCAGCAACGAACTTCTTGTCAAGCTCAGCGTCGCCTGTTACGAATGGAACGTTCATAAGAGATCTGTCCTCAGGAACAACAGTGCCCTTGAAGAGCTTGCTCTGGTCAAGATAATCATAGAGTATCTTAGCCTTCTTCTCGTTGTGAGCCTTCATAGCCTCAAGACCGCCCATTTTCTTTATCCACTTGAATACCTTGCCGCAGATGTAAATGCCATAGCAAGGAGGTGTATTGTAAAGAGAGTCAGCGTCAGCCTGAGTTTTCCACTTGAGCATCGTAGGTGTTCCCTCGAGAACATCGTCAGTGATAAGATCTTCTCTGATGATAGCAATAACAACGCCGGCAGGACCAACGTTCTTCTGAACGCCACCGTAAATAACGCCGTACTTTGTTACGTCAACAGGCTCAGACAGGAAGCAGGAAGAAACGTCTGCAACAAGTGTGTGACCCTTTGTGTTAGGCAGAGTCTTGTACTTTGTACCATAGATAGTATTGTTTTCGCAGATATAAACATAGTCAGCGTCCTCTGGGATATCCAGATCTGAACAATCAGGGATATAAGAGAAAGTCTTGTCAGCAGAAGAAGCCACAGCAACAGCCTCGCCGTATTTCTGAGCCTCCTGATAAGCCTTCTTAGCCCACTGACCTGTGATTATGTAAGCCGCTTTCTTGTTCTTCATAAGGTTCATAGGAACGGCTGAGAACTGCTGAGAAGCACCGCCCTGAAGGAACAGCACTTTATAGTTATCAGGGATACCCATAAGATCTCTGATGTCCTTTTCAGCTTCCTTGATGATGTCATCGAACGCCTTGGAACGGTGGCTCATCTCCATTACGCTCATACCTGTGCCCTTATAATCGAGCATTTCATCGGCAGCTTCCTTAAGCACTTCCTCAGGGAGTACAGCAGGACCTGCGCTGAAGTTATATACTCTACCCATTGTTAAACCCTCCATATAAATTAGTTTCTTAGTTTCATTATTTATAAAGACTATAAATATATAAATTAATAATATTATTATATGCCTTTTATAAAAAAAAGTCAAGGGCTGTCATATAAAAATACTCACTCGTCATAAGTTTTTGTACATATCAGCACATAAAGCAGCCCTGAAAACGTGCATTTTTTCACCTTACCTATGCCGTTATGTATAATAAGCACTGAAAAGCATGAAAAATCAGAATAATACTAAAGCGTTAAAAAGAGGTTAAAATTTTTGGTATTCCTTGAAATCTCCATATATGTGTAGTATAATGTAATCAAGAAAATGCGACAGTTGTATAATAATCGGGGAACAATTGTCACTCTCAGGGAAAGAGGATATATATGCAAAAGATATTTTATGTTTCAAGAAATGAGGACAAAGCCCATGATGGAAAAGCCCCGGATATGGACAGATTTCAGCGAGTTGAAAAGCTCAACAGTCTGATCGCGGCAGGCTGGGCTATAAAGGAAATGAAAAGCGAAAACAACAGCACATTCTTTGTGCTTGAGAAAGCAGACTAGACTTAAAATGGCGGTATAAGACCGTACCCTGCCAATAACGCAGACACGACGTCCCGCCAACAAGTTCGCCAGGTCTTTCAACAAACTTATAGGACGGTAGCCCCACCGTCCTGTTTTTATGTGCAGATAAATTTTGCGAAAACGTTTTATGGGTATTGCATTTCAGAGAGAAATATTGTATAATTAATGTAATCGTTTTAATGAGCACAAATGATACTATACATATTATAAAGGAGTAAAAAAATATGGCTTATGTAATCGGCGTAGACTGCGGCACAAGCGGCACTAAGACGGTGCTTTTTGACGAAAAGGGCACTGTTATCTCTTCTGTAACTATTGAATATCCTATGTATCAGCCTAAAAACGGCTATGCAGAGCAAGACCCTGCTGACTGGGCAAACGCAATGATAAACACTATCAAGGCTGTTATGACCAAAAGCGGCGTAAATAAAGATGACGTTGCAGGTGTTGGTATCTCTGGACAGATGCACGGACTTGTTATGCTGGATAAGGACGACAACGTGCTTAGAAAGTCCATAATATGGTGCGATCAGAGAACTGCCACAGAAGTTGAAGAAATGAACGAAAAGCTAGGCAGAGAAAAGCTCATCAAGATAACAGCAAACCCTGCCCTCACAGGCTGGACGGCTGCGAAAATCCTTTGGGTAAAGAACAACGAGCCTGACATATACGAAAAGTGCAGACACATTCTTCTGCCAAAAGACTACTTGAGATTTATCCTCACAGGCGAATATGCAACAGAGGTTTCCGACGCAAGCGGTATGCAGCTTCTTGACGTGCCAAACCGCTGCTGGTCAAAGGAAGTCTGCGATACGCTTGGCATTGATATGTCAATGCTCGGCAAGGTGTACGAGTCATGCGAGGTAACAGGCAAGGTCACAAAGAAAATGGCTGAGCTTACAGGACTTAAAGAGGGTACTATAGTAGTAGGCGGAGCAGGCGACAATGCCGCTGCGGCTATCGGAACAGGCGTTGCAGAGGACGGTAAGGCGTTCACAACTATCGGAACATCAGGCGTCGTATTCGCACACACTTCTTCTATCTCTATCGACCCAAAGGGCAGAGTTCACACCTGCTGTGCAGCAGTACCGAACGCATGGCACGTTATGGGTGTTACACAAGGCGCAGGACTTTCGCTGAAATGGTTTAGGGATAATTTCTGCAATGCAGAGAAAGAAACAGCAAAGTGCATGGGCGTTGACGAATATTATCTCATGGATAAGGAAGCAGAGAAAGTGCCTGTTGGTGCAAACAGACTTCTCTATCTGCCATATCTCATGGGCGAAAGGACACCGCATCTTGACCCTGACGCAAGAGGAGTATTCTTCGGACTTTCCGCAATGCACACAAAGCGTGATATGCTGAGAGCAGTAATGGAGGGCGTATCATACTCCCTGAGAGATTGCGTTGAGGTATTCAGAGAAATGGATATCAACGTATCCGACATGATGGCATGCGGCGGCGGCGGAAGCTCACCGCTGTGGAGATCAATGCTCGCAGATCTTTACAACTGCCCTGTTAAAACAGCCTCATCAAAGGAAGGCCCAGCCCTTGGCGTAGCACTTCTTGCAGCAACAGGCGCAGGCATTTACTCATCAGTACCGGAAGCTTGTAAGGCAGTAGTAAAGACCGACAAGGTACAGCAGCCTGAAGCAGAGCGAGTACCTGAGTATGAGAAATACTACAAGCTTTACACAGAGATCTATCCTGCACTGAAAGTAGAATTTGCAAAGCTTGCGAAGATGTAATATAAAACCAAAAGCTCCGATCATTTCGGAGCTTTTTTGTATTAGAATATTTTGACAACTAAAACGGCTCTCCACAATAGCGGAAAGCCGTTTTTACATATTGGTCGGAGTGACCTGATTTGAACAGGCGACCTCTACCACCCCAAGCCCACGCAAGCCCACGCACGAAGTGCGTAGGGTGTTTTTTTATGCCCGAAGCATGAAATTTTGAGGGTGCAGGGCGCATAAAGCTGTGCTGTGCGCCCTGCCTGCCCCCTGCCTGAGTGGCGGTCGCCAAAGTTTTGAACGCAGTGAAAAACTTTGTGTGACATCGCCACGTGCCCACCTCTGGGGTGCAGGTCTGCACACTGTCGTAAGTCTGTGCGTTCCCTTTGTTCTGATTGTGTTATATCGGAGTGACAAGCAAGCACCGCTTCTCAACTTTAATCCGTAGTGGTCTGCATTTTGTATTCTCGCCGATAGGCGACACTCATAAGTCTTGATAGTCATTCGGCTCTGTGTAGTCCTCTTGCTCCTGTCGGTCTATGTCATTGCTGTCATTGAGGTATTTCAGCTCGTCAAGTATGTCCTCTTGTTGGTCGGAGATGTTTTGCAGTAGCTTTATTATGGTGTCTTGTCCTCTGTCCTGATGTGATTGTCTTATGGATATGTTGAAAACACAAATAATCAGGGCAATAACAATAACTATCCAAATTATATTCAACCCTATAATTATAGCCGTCGCTGTTTCAGCATTTTGAAATAATTCCTCTAGCATGATTACTCCTCTTTATCCTTATTAATTTTTATCATTATCTGTCCTATTTTCACAAGCGTTTCATTTTGCTGTTTCAATAGTTCCGCCTGCTCCTTGTTCCTCTTTGAAAGTTCATTAACAGTTTTGCAAAGGTCAAGAAATTTGCAGATTAGATAAATAATAAGCAAAAAGATTAACGCATCTATGATAATTCGTCCTATAAGTATATATGCTAAAGTCTTATCTAAACCAAACATTTATTTCTCCTTAATTTTTATAACAGCACTATTGTTGTTTTGTTGTGTGATGTTGTATTTGCTATTGTTATGTAATCCGCCCTTATCATTGGTTAATCCTGCAATGTAATCTATACTAACATTATAATATTTTGCTAATGTTATAATTCTATCAAATGGTATTGGTCTTTTCCCTGCTTCATACTGTCCGTAGTACTGTTGTGTTGTTCCTATTATTTTTGCTACGTCTGCTTGATTTAGGTCTTTATCTTCTCGCAAATCTTTTAATCGTGGAAAATAGTAATTATTTATAATTTTATCACCTCTTTATTGGTTATTCTCACAAAATTATATCATATATGGTTTAAAAGTGTTGACATTAAATCATATATGATTTATAATGATATTGTTAAATCACATATGATTTAAAGTGATTAATTGAACATAAAGATAACTACGATTAAATCGGTGAATGACGACAGCCTGAAACGGAAAAGTCTCGAATGGTAGGTAGTAGCCGTGAACGTGAGCATAATAGGTAGCACTCTATGAAACTTTCTTAGAGTTTTGGCACTAAAGAAGCCACCGGGTGAGCATCTGTTTATCTTATGTTTATTATCGCAAATCATTTGATAATCGTAAGTGTCCCATGGAATTTTTTTAAATTAAATTTATTTGAGCAAAGCGAAAAGAAATTTAAGTTAAAAAAATAGGCAATGGAATTCATGAGCAAAGCGAATGAAGTCGCTTGCCGTTCCGCCCCAGCGCTAGCAGGGGCAAAAGGGACACGAAAAAGAAACACAAAGGAAAAGGCACGAGGAAAAGCCGAAAAACCTCAGAAAGGAAAAAAACATGAAAACAACTATTGTAGGTTGGACAAAAAAGAAAGCATTTAACGGAGTAATAGAGGGCAAGCAGATAAACAGCCCCGAAAAGGTAGTCTTTCAGCTTTTGCAGGAAGTTGATAACCCTGACTGTCATGGTAAAATGGTCGATACTCTGAAAATACCGACCGAAAACGCAATCAGACTTAACGGAAATTCTGAGGATTTCAATAAACTTCTCGGCTGTGATGTAATGCTGAACTATCAGATATTCAACGGACGTTCTCAGCTTGTTGATATCACCGTAATCAATGCAGACGGAACACTTCACCGCAACACAAAATAATTAGCGGTGAAACCGCTGTTATAAAAAATTTAATAAGAAAGGAGTTTTGCTAATAATGGAAGCTGTAACAACAATGCTTAGTAATGCCGTTACTGTTTTTGGTTCTTGTTGGGACGCTATGACAAGCAACGTACCTATTGCAATTCTTGTAGGTCTGTCTCTTCTCGGCTCAGGTGCAGGACTTTTCGCAAAGTTCAGACACGCTGTATAAGCAAAACCATTTACATAAGCGGAGTAATTCAAATTGCTCCGCTTAATTTTTTTGAAAGGAAGTTGATAAATTGAGAAAAAAGATTAAGCAAGTGTTGTGTATGATCTCTGCACTTGTGGTGATGATATGTTGTGCCGTTCCTTCGTTTGCTGATGATGTTAGCAGTGGAGGTTTGTCTAGTAACGTTAATCGTGTGAAACGATTTTCACAAATGATTGACTATGCAAAAAATAACAATATTGATATTGAAAATTCTCATTATATTATGACATATTTTGAGGATAGTTCACAGTATTATTGGTGGTATTACATTTTCTTTATTCCTGATGATTTTCTTGTTGACAATACATTAAATCTTACTCATGGTCAAATTGAAAAATCTGGCTATGCGAGTTCTATTGCTGGACGTATTTCAGATTATGGTAATTCCGATTCAATGGATATTTCTTTTAATGACAATGTATCTATTTCTGGATATAAATTCTATTTTGATGATGATGAACAATCACATTCTTACCCTAATCACATATTTAAATCTAATATTAAAATAACTAACAACGGCCATGTTATAACACCTAATGACCCTAATGTTGTTCCTGCTCCGTTTACTGTTACATATAGTCCAGACTTGAAACTTAATCTTAAACGTAAAACTTCTGATTATGAAACAAAGTCTATAGATGTTACATTGACACTTAATCAAGATTATCTTGATTGGTATATAAGGCGCTATGCTGAAATGAAATTAAATGTTGAAGTTGGAAAACTTGATAGTGAAAGTATTGAAGCTATTCTTGGCACTAAAAATCTTGCAGAAGTTTTTGATTTAACTGGTTGCGGTAAGTCAAAGTGTATTTACTTTATTTCGTTGTCTGATCCCTCTAAACCTCTTAGAACTGTTACACAAAACAGTGTATATACATATCTATCTCATCAACGTTATAGTATTGTTGATAAAGATAATGGAGATATAGACGGCTCAACTAGTACGGCTGTTTATGCTAATGGTTTGTATCCGTACTTTACTGTAGATTTTAAAGAATTTTTCAAACATACAATGCAATCTGATATTGCTTCTGAAAATTGCTCTTACAAAAAATATCAGGCTGTTATAAAGAATTTGCCTACTTATCAGCTTTCTATACCTCTTGAAAATATAGATGCAGAAAAGTTTGAAGTTATATCCGTTCTTAATTCTATCCTTACTTGTGAAACTTTATTTCCTACGGAAAGCGGTCAATCTGTTTTTGATGGTAGCTTTAAATCAGCTTATAGTGTTGATAGAGGTCCTAATGGTGTTAACTTTAATAATATTGATTATATTAATGTTGATAAATGGGATACTGATGATACTGGTTATCTTGATTATTTTTCAAAATCTGATTGTTATTCTGTTTATACTGCTCAATTCAGCTTTGATAGTTATCCTAAATATGTTCCTCTTAAAGATGGCAAGGGCAATGATATTGATATGATTAAAACAAATCCTTTTGATTTTTCAAAAAGTCCTGTTGCTCCTGGTACTTATCAATCAGTAAATAAAGACGGTTCTTTATCAGAAGAACGCACACTTGAAGAACAGAAGAAGCATGATAAAGATAATACTTTCTCTAAAAATTTTGCTAGTGTTGATTATACTGACTTTTCATCTATTTTTTCAACCTCTAGTTCTTACTTTGAGTTTTTAACTGCTTCAATCCGTATTCTTCCAGATTGGTTTATTGCTACTTTTACAGCATGGTTTGTTACATTTCTCACACTTGCACTTATTAAGTATGTCATTCAATAAGGGGGTATATTATGCGTGTAGTTGCTATTCTTGTATCTGCTATATTGTTTTATCTTATCCCTGACGCTGTTCTTGAAACTATTTTTTCAACTGGCTTTACTGCCTGTCGTAACATTTCTCAGTATATTTTTAATGCTGTTTCTAATCTTATTAAATAAGGTGGTGTGTATGGATATTATTTATGCTTTCAAAGCTATCTTTTATAATTTAACTCTCTGTATGTCTTATACTTTTGATTTTGGCTCTTATACTTTTTCTCTTGGTTCTGTTATTGTCGGCAGTATGATTTTATCCTGTTCATCTGCTTTCATTATATATCTTTTAAAACGATAGGAGTAATTATAATGGTTAATATAATATGTTTTGTTCTTGCCGTATTGATGATTTTTTCACTTGTATGGCTCGTTAGGAGGTAGAATAATGCTTAACTTGGTTTTGTTTATACTCGCTGTCTGCTTTTTGGTTTGTACTATAAGCGGTGTTATAGGTTTCTTCACTGACCTTAGAAACTTTAAAGCTGAACATGAATTCAGCGGAAACAGAAAACAGCTTATTGAATATCTTATGTTCGGTGAAGATGTTGAAATAAAAGCCGTTCCTGCGGTTGAAACTAATGATAGTGAGGTGAGTGATGATGAAAGTACACATAGTGTTTGATGAAAACAATCCATTTTTTCAGCTTTTGAAGTTAATGGGCTGTGATCTTTCGCAAGAAGTCATGAATAGATATGACGCTTTGCTTCTCGGCATGGCTTTTATATTCGCTGTGGTTATGCTCTGTATCTTCTGCAAGTTTTTCTATAATGTGATGATACGCATGACACGTTGTGCAAGTGCTGTGTAGGTGATTTGTTATGATTATATTTGATTACATAAAACAAATACCGCCCTTTATTACCTATGAGGTGTATGACCACCTTTTCGGTGCATACTTCAATAATTCCGCTATCTTTCAAGGTTGGGGCATACACCTTTATACTGGTAAATTCGGCACTGGTAAAACGTCAACCCTCGCTCAGATAGCATATAACTATTGCGTGCGTTATCCTCAGTTGTCTATACTTACAAATATCAATCTTCAAAACTTCCCTGAGTGGACGAATATATACAAGCTTAATTCCGCACAAGATATCCTGCACGCTCCTAAAAATTGCATTGTGGTGATTGATGAGATAGGCACTATCTTCAATTCACGAGATTTTTCAGGTGGTAAAAGAGCCGTTCCTAAACCGCTTTTTCAGCACCTTTGTCAATGTAGAAAGCGCAAAATGATGATACTTGCTACAGTGCAACGCTTCAATCTGCTTGATAAGCAGATACGAGATATAACGGCTACAGTGTCAACGTGCCGTGCTACATTCTGTCACCCTTATACACGCCTTATTAAGGTCAAAACCTACGATATAGACGAGTATGAGGCATATACTGAGAATAAGTCATATATGCCGAAAAAGCTTTACAGCCGTTTGTATTTGCAGACTAATCAGAGCCGACAGCTTTATGATACTTCTCAGCTTGTAGATAATATGCTTGATAAGGAGTACATCAGCGACACGGAAATACTTGCCAATCGTGGAGTAGATGTTACAAGTGACATTATGCACGATAGAAAGACAAGCAGAAGTCTGCGAAAAAGGCGTGGCGTATAGCCACGAGCGACCGCAGGGGCGAGCGCTTGCGCCGCCCTGCGGTGCGTGTGGCTATTACTTGATATTAGCCACAAAAAGTACTCACTTTTAAAAATGAGGTGTTAAAAATGCCCCTAAAAACGTCCTCTAAAGAGGTCAAGTGTAATACAAAGATAAAGGAATATCGTGACGGCAGTTATACTATAACACGTTCTGACCGACACATTTTTAAAGACCCTGCATTTGAGTATCACTGCAAGCATGAGCATAGTATTGACGAACGTTCAAGACAAGAGCAACTTAAAAAGGCTCGTGAAAATTACATATGTTATTTTGAGTATGAGGACGAAAACGGAAACATAACGTTTGATATGCTTGACACTCGCAAGTTTAAAGATAAGCAGTCACAAAGCGGTGAAGTTCGTTCCGATAGTGTTCAAAGAGCAAAGCAAAGTATCTTTGATATTGTTTATCAGAATGATTGGAAGTACTTTCTTACTATAACATTCAGCGGTAAAGATTTTGACCGCTCCGACCCTCGGGAAGTCTTTAAGCCCTTGAAACGTTGGTTTGATAATGCTGTTCAACGTAAAGGCTTGCGTTATGTCCTTGTTCCTGAGTTTCACAAAAAAGGCGGTATACATTGTCACGCTCTTATAAACGATTGTGACTTTAAGTTCGTTGATAGTGGTACACGTCTTGTTAAGGGTCATGACAAGCCCCTTAAAATAGATACTATAAAGCGCCTGCATATATGTGATAAGCTCGGCTGTGATATATCTGATTTGCCTGTTGTATATAACGTGTCTGATTGGCGCTATGGTTTCTCAACAGCTATTCAGACTTACGGACAGATGTCTAATCTAGCTTTTTACGTCACAAAGTACATAACAAAGGACGTAAAAAAGATTTTTGGCAAGTTCTTCTGGAGTAGCAAGAACATAGTCCGCAAAACTAAAGAAATCTATTGCAATTCAGACTTTAAAGATGATTTGCCTATAGTTTCTCCCCCTCGTGCTAATGTCTGTTTTCAGTATGAAAGCAGTTTCACCTTTTCAAGTCAGGTCGAAAAGAATTGCAATGATATACTTCAATATCTTAAAGAGAATGGAAATGATGATGTCCTATGATTTTTAAAGAATGGTTTGAGATGTTCTATAACGCATACTGCGTTGATGTGATAGCCTATGACTGCTATAAGGACTATTACTATATAAATCAAAAACACTTCGGTTATATAGCCGATATGGAGCTTACAGATGTCAAGCCTATTGATATTCAGAATTGTTTAAAATCTACGCTTACATACAGCAACGAACGTCAACGTCGTGCATACTTTCTGTTAAAACGTGTATTCCGTGAAGCTATAGTTAATGGTTATTGTGACAAAAACCCTTGCGACTATGTTAAACCTCCAAAACGTATAAAAAAAGAAGCTGAATATTTCAGCCCTGATAATCTTGTACATCTTTTTGATGATGATAGCAGCGTTTGCAGAATGTTTCAGCTTGACTTGTGGACAGGTCTCCGCCGTGGTGAACTTCTCGCCCTTAGTTGGGATAACATTGACCTTGATAATAGATATCTTAAAGTCTGTCAGACACTCGTACATACTTCATGCGGTGATAGGATTGTACAGACCACAAAATCTCGCCGTGATAGGCTTATCCCCTTGCATAGTAATGCAATAGCTATTCTTAATCAGATACGCTCTCAGGACGTCTCAAACGGCTTTCTGTTCGTTTCGCCTATAACTCATACAGTTATATCCCTTAGACGTTATAACAGGCTTTACAGAGCGTTCTATGAACAACAGAAAACAAAGTACCCTGATTTACAGTATCTCACCCCGCACAAGCTTAGACATAGCTATGCAACGTATCTTATTCAGTGTGGTGCAGATATCGAAACTCTCAGAGCATTGCTCGGACACGTTGATATAACAACTACCCAGCGTTATGTACATAGCAATTTCAACCAAATGTGCAAAGCTGTGAATAATCTCAAATTTGAATAATAAAGGAGTTTTTAAAATGAAAGAGTTTAATTTTTGGTGTAAAGAAAATACCGACCATGGCGAATGTGCCAATAAGTTATGCGATTATGATAACTGTTGTTGTTATGCCCACTGTGAGGAATGTATATTTTATCTTACTGATTCTCCTGTTTGTGATAATTGTTCTGTACCTTGTTATGATGATTAATATTTACTTGTGGTTGAAAGGTTAATTGAAATGGATAAACTTGAAACTATTGATAATTATTATATTCTTGCTTTTGCGTATCGTGTTTATAATGCAAAATGGGTAAAGGAATGTCTTATTTTAGAAAACAACGCTAATGATGTTATTGCAAACGAAAGAGAAGAAATGCTAAGTAGGATATGCTTTCAGCTTATGTTTGCAATGGATTCGTACTATGAAAAAGGCTTGATTAATCTTACTGCTATATCTGAATATGATATTTATAAATCGGCTTATAGCTATACTCTTGGTTTAATCAAAAGAAAATCATCGTCTTTAATTTGGACGAAGTCTGCTCTTGAAAACTTTGCTTCTGAATTACATGAAAAAATTATTGCACTTGAAAATCTTTAG